AGCGAGCAGGAGTGTCGTCAATCGGAACGATGTTCAGGAGCGATGCGCCAAAGTAGCGAAAGATCGTGTCAGGTACGTCGGACGCAACCGAGCGGAGATCGGCGTTCTGCGACGTCAAGACCTGCATGATCCAGACGTCAAGGTTCGCATCGTTGTCTACCCAGGCTGGTGCGAGATTCTTGATGTAGCTGACTGCCTCATCGAGCAGATCCTGAGGGTTCGTCTCGATGGGATACTGAATGTAGTTGTATGAACTCATTCTGACTCCGGCCTCACAGTCGAGACTCCAATGTTGATACGGTCGAGTAGCTCGTCAAGCAGGTCAGGATTCTCTTCCACAATCACGAGGGCACGGGGCTCTTGCGAAGCGATCTCGTTGGCTAGCTCGTTCGCGCCGATAGGCTGCTTCATCATAACAGGATCCTCGACGCCGAACGTCGGTACTTCGTCACGCCAGCCGATAGGACAGCTGACGATAGCCTCAACGCAGTTGGCGACGTCATCGATGGAGTCCTGTTCGACGGAGTTTGCCCCGGTGTGAGTCAATTTGAAGGGCAGATCGAAGTGAGGAGTATCGACAGTGCTCACTATTCTCCAAACTGGTCGAAGGGCCACCAAGCAACTACCCAAGGCTCGTTATCGTTGTCGAAGATCGCAAGACAGGGATCACCTGGACTAGGCAACGTGACGGCATCACGAGCCATCCATCTCAACTCAGGGAAGACGAGTAGATCATTCATCTCGGGGATCCGGATATCCACCCGGTCGGCGAAGTCTACCGGAGCCGAGTTGATCACACCGCGCCAGACGGAACCGAGTCTCGGTGGGGTCTGTATGTCCTGAAATAGCTGACTCATCAGTATCCCACGTGAATATGGTTCTCGTGCTGGGACATCGTCGTCGCGCCGTAGTAGCCGGGATTGGGTCTCGTGTACTGGCTGATCTCGAAATCAGGATGATTGTCGAAGCCGCCGGTGATGATCTGCCTCGGTGCAAGCAGGCCGGTGATAGCATTCAGCATCTTGTCTACTTCGATGACGAGATCGCGGAGCCCATAGTCATTCCCGGAGATCGCGTGACCGTTAATCGAGGAGATGTCTACCGCGAAGCCGCCGGTGTGACCGTGCAGACCGTCATCGGAATGATCCTCGCACCAAGCATATGTTCCAATCGTCAATCCCTGGTTGATCAGGTAAAGGATGATCCCAGGCACGCGCGGGTCGAGGTTGACTGGCCCTTCCGCGCCATTCAACATCCCGCCCAAGGCAACCTTCATCAACTGATCCCTGCCACGACCGTTGTCGTCGTGCCAGTGCGGGTTCTTGACGAGCTTGCCTGCATTCGACGCGGCGCTCGCGAGCGGCCCGCTGCTGGTGTCGATGGACGGATCGAACGACTGTACCTTGCCACCAGATCCCTGCGCCCACGTCGGGACATCCTTCGGAGGTACATCACCCTGAAACGGCTCCGGCAGGATCGGCTCTGGTTTCTTGAGGCTCACGTCTGCTTTTGAGTCGAACAGAGAGCGCGAGAAATCGCTGACGATCCAGCGGCCCGAGACCGGCCCCATATGCTGGAGAGCGACGACGCCGCCAGGCGGACAAATCCAGAGTCCAACTCGCATCGGGATCGAGACGGTCGCAGACTTCTTGCCGATGTCGTAGTCGAAGCCAATCCCTTCCACTCCTTGACTCGTCTCATCGACAATCATGATAGGCTGAGTCTTGAGCAGATCGGCTTCGCTGATCAAGTAGAAGACTCCACTGATGAAGAATGCCTGCCACTGTACCTCGGATGCGAGCCGCTGAATACAGGCCCAATTGTCCTCACGCTTCCAAACCTTGTTCTTCTCAGTCGGAATGCCGCGATAGAACACATAGTCGGATGCGGCGACCTCGGAGCTTCCCCAAGATGAGCGATCCTGCAGGTTCATATCGGCCGGGTTGTTGTCGGCTCCTCCCGTGAGACCGTAAGCGGTGACCGTTCTCTCTGACTCCAACCGCCAGCGGTTGTACTCCTGACGGAGATCTTCGCGCGGACGTTGAGTGTCGGCGCAGATCTGCCAGTACGGAGCATTCGGATTGGAGCGGTAGGTTTTGATCACCGAGTTGTAGAACATCCGGCTCGATGTCACCGGGTCATGCCGGTCAGCATACGAGCCCCAGCTAGCTCGCTGCTGGAACAAGCCGACCGAATCGAGATCGCCGCCCGAAAGGTTATGCAGAGTCGATTCCTGAGTTGCCGTCATGATCGCGCAGACGATGACCTGCCGGGGCATATTCATCTGGTGTCCAACAGTGATGATTATGTTCGCGTTCCGGATTTGTTCCTTGTCCGCGACCGCACCTTTAACGGTAATCCCGTTGAACTGCTCCGAGACCGACGGGATGTTCATCCGTGGGTTGAGATGGGACTCAGTGACCTGGTTGATCTTGGGAGCGATCCCGCTCGTTGCTGTTACTCCAAAGGTCTGTTCTGGATTCGGGTTGTCGGATGACTTCTCGATAGCCTGAACCTTGTGCAGCTTCGGGATGACGACTGGAATATGAAACTCTTTGACCTCGCGAATCAGGTTAAGTATGAACTCAGCGCGAGTTGTTTTCGACCGGTGTGCGAACTTGACGCCATTGTGTGGAGCGCCCTTCGGCGGGTAGCTCCGTAGGACAGCGATCTCGCGCTGCTCAAACGTCAGGTCCAGCTGACTCTGCCCTGCCTGCCGCTCAACCTTGACCAGGCGCCACCAGAGACCGTCGATCTCGATATCGAGCTTCGCGTTGAGTAGACCGCTGTTGAGAACTGTTCGGTGGTAGTCATTGAGCGAGACTACGACAGTCGAAGCCTGCTCGATGGATCGAGAGATCTGAACATCGATCACCTGCTCGGCCGCGTCAAACTTGATCTTGCTCTTGAGATAGACGACAAGCTTCTCAAGGTCGAGATCGTCTCCCATCAACTCCTGCTGTACCTTGCGAGGATCGAGCTTCGATAGTTCTAGCTTGTGTACAGCGGTGACAGCGGACTTCTTGGTCACGGGATCCTCAGCTTCGTGTTCACCTTGAGATGGTTGGGATCGCGTACTTTGGGATTCGCCTTCTTGATTGCGGTCCACTTCCGCGCGTCACCATACATCGCCTTGGCAATCGTTCGCATCGTCTCTCCCGAGCGGTGCACGACATAAATGTTCGGAACTACTTTGGTCGTCAGAATCTTGACCCGCTGCTCAGGCCGGTACTGGACGAGATGGACAACCGCATCCTGCCGCAACCTGTACGCATTGCCTTTCGAGGCCTGATCGTAGATGACATCGTCACCCCAGTCTATCCCGTTGATAACCCACGTGGCACCCTTTACGGGAACCCCGCCATCTACTGTGACGGTAGGGGGAGGCGTGAAGTCCGACCCGACGCTCATTTGGAACAAGCGTGCGATGTCGTTCTCAACGGAGATGTTATCACCCAATCCATCAAACAGGACAGGCAGGTCCATCGAGTAGGGGTTACGACCATCCCACTGAGTCAGCGCAGTACGGCGCGGTCTAGACACAATCGTCCATCCGCCCATTCCGTCCGTCGCTTTGGGCACTCCGTCACCGCGCAGGACTTTGACGGTATGTCCATCTGACGAACGAATCGTATAGTAGTATTTGTCAGCGACTGCCATCATGCCCTCGCCAGCGCATCGAGTCTATGTTTGGCGGTCACTTCCGCGAGCTTCTTCCCGTCAACATTGAGTACCGACGTCAGGTGAAGATCCGGCCAATTGAATCCGCCACCACTTGGCGTCACAACCGACCCGCGTGACATACTGACGATCTCTGGGCCGGTCTCGCCTACGAGATAGTTGCCAGTCTGGGCTACGGTGCCGCCATGCTGGAACGCGCCTAGTACACCACCCGAGGCAGCGCCGAGCGCGGCTCTCGCGGCCCAGCCGGCAACTCGCCTCGGAGTGAGATAGCCGCCGGTCGCGGCCGTCACAGGATGCGTTACCTTCTGGACCCAGCGCCAAGCCTGTTGAGCCCAATGGGCGAGATACCTGAACTGGTTTCCAAGGTGAGAGATAGCCAGAGTCAGAACTACCACCGGAGCAATCGACTGGTAGATTCCCTTAGCCCAATGCTCGTAGCCCTTGATCAGATCCTTGACGAAGTAGTCCACGAACTGGTGGAACCATCTCCACATGAAGTAGAGAATCGTCAGCGCTGTGATCGCGAGAATGATCCAGCCGACCGGACCCATAGCTGCCCAAATCGCCAAGAGCGCATCGCCAATCGCGGAGAGACCACCAGTAATCCCCAACATGATCGTAGGTGAAGCTTCCCACATGATCATGATATCCTGCCAGACACCAAAGAGGAACAGACCCGCTCTACTGAGAAGCCCAGTAACGATCATGAGCCCTCTTTGGGCAGCCGTCAATTCGATGGTTGACTCAAACACGGCGACGTTCGATGCGGCCATCCGGTAGTTCCAGGCTGTGAGAACTGCCGTCCTCGTGATCAGCAGCCATTCCATCGCCGCGACCCGCATCCCGTTCAGCCAGACGAGGAACAGGTATTGCCGATACAGGAGCCATTGCCCGATCAGAATGGCGAGGATGACACGCAGAGCCCAACCGTGATTCGCCAAGACTCCGAAGATGTCGGCCAGTAGAACGAGAGCCCCATAGAGCGGCAGAAGCACGATCAGCGCATCTTTGAGAGCGGGGATGACGATGTTCCTCATAGCCGTTGCGGTGTCTCTCAAAACCTTGTATATCAAATCGAGAATCCGGAAGAACATCCTCAAGAATGGGTAATTCTTGATAAAGATTTTGGTGACCTGATCCCAGGAGATCGACTGGCCTCTGCCTGCTCTAGCATTCGCTTCAATCGTCTTCCCGATCTGATCAAACACGGTGTTCAAATTTCTGATGAACCCAGGCCCGCGCGAATAGGTACCGAATGTCAAGGCTCCCATCATCTGCGCGATGTTGTCCTTCAAAGTCGTCAGCGATCCACCGAACGTCATCGCCTGCCTTCGAGCCGCATCCATGTAACCCGGAGTCGTCGCGATGTACTTGTTGATTGCTGCGAGTACCTGAGCGGTCGGGATCCCGAGAGCACCGACACGATGAAGCTCCTCACCGGTCAATCCCAGTTCCTTGGTGAGGATCGGGAAGATCGGCAGACCGTCGCGCGCAAGCTGAAGAACTGTCTGTCCCGTCAAGCGTCCAAGGAACGCCATATGCTGCAGCGCGACCGCTAGCCTGTTCAAAGCACCCGGAGTCGTCCGGCCAGAATATGCGAGCGAATCGACCATCGATTTGATCGTCTGGTTTGTTGTCTCGACCGAGATCCCAAGCGGATGGAACGCGCCATACATCTGCCGGAAGGCGGTCGTGATATCTTTGAACTGGAACGGCGTGTACTTCGTGAAGTTGTACAAATGAGCGAGTTCGGCATTCAGAGCACGAGTGTCATTGAACACCGGCCCGAGCGCGGCTCGCGATGAAGCCATCGTCTGATTGAACTGGAACCCCCAACGGACGGTCTCACCGATCAGAGCCGTCAAAGCCAGAGTGCCAGCGTATGCGTACCGTCGCAGAGTGAAGATCGCCTGGTTATGGAGCCATTGCCGCTCCGACGCCTTCAGTGCGGCAAGTCCCTGCGATTCTTCTGCTCTCTTGAGACCAGTTACCGCTCCAGCCGTCTCAGCAATGCCGGCCATCGCCTGCCGCCAGCCGATTAGCTGGAGCCGGATCGTTGATCTCCCGCTAGTTGACACTCTGGCTACCTACCAGTCTTCATCGCTTCCGACAGTCGATTGATAGTCCGCACTGCTTGGTCTTCTCTTTCGTCGGCACGCACTTCAGCGGCGCGAGCCGCGATCTTGAGCATGAGTGCTCGTTTCTCTGGATCCTTCGTCCGAAGGAAGGTCCATGGGTTCTGCCCGGAGAGGGCAACAAGCACAGCGCTCTCAACCTCACCTTGCGGACTTACACCCCTTCCCCCAGGAACTCCGCATCCACTTCGTAGGCGGTGTTCCCCATCCATCGGTTGAGCATGATCCCGTACTGGCCAATGGCGAACTCATTGTTGCCGAAGACGAAGTACAGAGCGGCACGAGCCGTTCCGTTGCTGGAAGTCTGGCCAAGGTACTGAGCCAGATGGTCCCAAAGCTCGACAGGCGATCCGTCTTCATCCTCTAGCACCTGAGGCTCGTCATCGAACGGCCGCTGAAAGAAGAAGCCGGTCGTGGAGTTGATGATTTGATCGCAGAGGATCCTCATATTGCGTTCTCCGCGATCCTTGGTCTCGCGCATGACCCGCTTCCCGATCTGCTCGATCTCTAGCCGGTCCATGAGTCGATGCTTCCCCATCAGCAATGGCTCCTCGTAACCGATGATCTTGAGATAGGTGTCACGAGTATCTGCGATCTCAGCGCGCTTGGCCCGCAGCTGTTCATGTAGCGACTGCGGGCCTTGCGCCTCACCGCTGACGGTATCTTGAATCGTCGGTATTACATCGTCCATGTCTGCTCCCTCCATTCGACGTCACCTACGAGCTTGTCGGCGGCGACGCGACTGTACAAACGATCTCAACATACGCAGGATCGTTTCCCTCTGAGTCGTGCTCCGGCAGGTTGAGCGTCTTCAGAGTTCCGTTGTAGACAATTGGACCCCCACCCTTGTAGATGTTCCCGTGGATGTCCATTGGCGTCTGATGGATTTCGACAGTGCTTCTGCCGACCGCATCGATCAGCTGCTGGATCGGGTCGTGATCGCGCTGCAGACGATAGAGCCGCTGCAACGTGACCTGAGTAACCGTCTTGCGACCGCCGAGCGAGATCGGCGGCTGCATGGCTCCGGGATAATAGATGCGCTCCTCGGAGTCCACCCCGCCACCCGTCTTCTTGTCCCAGATCCCATAGTCGATCATGTGCCCCGAGATATGAGGATGCTCCACTCGCAGCGTGATCTTCCAGGTATCCTGACGGGTCGGGCCGGGGGCTAGTGTAACAGGTGGCGCTGAAGACATTTAGCCCGCAACTCCTTCCGTGATTGCTCTCTTGTAGATTTCGATGACGACGTACTCTGCGAACGGCGACATCCTGACGTTCAGAACGGCGTGCAACTCGTTGTTCGCCAGAGTCTCTGGGGTGTTCACCGAGTCGCCTGTATCCACGAAGTAGGCATCCGTGGCCGATGCTCCGTAGAGATCGCCGTTGTTGTAGTACCGCTGGAGCATCGCGGCCAGGGCTCCGTTGAACGTCGAGATCGTCAGACCCTGCCCGTCGATCTTGCTGAAGATGAACTGCTCGGCGATTGCCATACCTTCACCGGCAATCCCCATGTAGAGCCTCGCGTTCCCGAGGTTGACCCAGTCAGGATCCGAGACAGCATTGACGAGAGTACGCCAGCCGTAGATCCGGATGCCGCCGTACATCTCGCGGATGACGTCTACACCCGCGTCGTTCAGCGACTGGCGATTGATCTTCGTCACATCCTGCGACAAGTCAATCACGTAGGCGCTCTGTCCGTTGACACCTGCCGCCGGTGCATCGGCTCCGAGACCGGCCGCGTCGTTGGCCGAGAGCTTGCCAGCCACAAGAGCAGACGGAGGAACAGAGCGGGTGGTACCGCCGACGATCCCCGGAACGATCAGCCAAGGCCAGAACATCCCACCGAAGCGCTGATGTCCTGTACGAGCAGCGTTGGCCGAAGCGACCAGCGTGCCTTGAGTTGCCGTGTCCGGCGCGTCGAGGATTGCTGTACGCCGGTTTGTATCGGCATGAGCGAGCAGCTGTTGATGACCAATGTCACTCGTTCGGCCCGGAGCCGAGACCTGGCCAATGCCGAAGTCAGAGATGATCGCGTCGAGCGCGGCCTGCCACTGAGCATCGGTGATGTTGGCTCTGTCGTCGTTTCCTCCCGCGAGCGCGGCGGCTGCCGCAACAGCAGGATCATTCACACTGGCTCCGAGTGCGAGCCGAATGTACGCGCTTCCCTGTCCCCACTGGACAGCTGTCGGATTGTCCGCCAGGTCAGGGCTGGTCTCCTGTTCGACACCACTCGCATCCTGGACGAAGATGACGAACGTACCGCCCGCCGAACCCGCCCGGACACCAACCTTGAAACCGTTCGCAGTTGCTCCCGGCCCGAGCGCGGAAGCGATCAGAGCAACCGCCGCAGATCCGTCGAGCAGGTTGTGAGTTGCGGTGACTGCGGCAGGCCCGACGACACGCGAGATATACGCACGGTTGCCGCCTTCGCGGAAGTACACGTCGAGAGCATCGTACAGAACACTGTACGAGACCCTGGCGCCAAAAATGCTCTCGTAATCCGCCATGCTCCGGATCAACGTCGGAGTTGTCGGCCCGAGATCCGTCAGACCAGTAACGAACCAGACTCCGGTATCGGTAGGAGCCCCACGGGTTGGCGGAGTGGAGCGCTGGATGATGCTGATTCCAGGACGAGTCATCCGCTACTCCTCCTCTCCTTTGCTCTTGGACTTGGACGACTTGCCTTCGACCTTCGTGAGATGACCGTCGTCGATCAGCCCCTGGTTTGCTTCTGCTTCCTCGTCCGACAGCTTCACGAACTCACCCGGTTCGACCGGACGGCCGTTGGCAAGCGTGTCGGCGTGGGAGCCGACATACCTGAACTCAGTCAACTCTCCTCCTTCATTTGTACGACGACATCGGCCGTCTGGAATTCCGGCCAGACCGAACCCGGCTGAGTATCCGGATCGGGCGCTATTGGGTACTGTGGCCCAGCAAAGCTAGTGACGAGTTCATCGACCTGAACACGGAAGATGACTTGGACAGACCGCATCGACCGCTCTCGCTCCGAAGTAGGAATGTCCGTGAAGCTCTCGTCAATCAACTCTGTTCCTACAAACGCCCAAGAGTCATCGAGCGCCTGCTTCTGTAGCATGATCGCGCGGATCGCAGCGCCGTAAATCTTGGCCATCTTGTTGCTTGCTTCTTCGCTGTTCGCTCTAGCAACGATCCCGACGCCGAGACCATACCATCCCATGTGCCTGCCTTCTCCATCCTTCCAGGGCTCGTGTGCGAGACCGGGGGATACCACTACACAGAGCGGCATACGTTCGTCAGGCATAGCGGAAAAGTTGTTGCGAGTGGTATAGACCTTGGGCGGTGGAATCCGTCCGCGCGGCAGGTTGCGCTGATGCTCTAGCTCCTGGATGTAGGTTGGCATCCATTTCTGAAGCGTAGCCATGACCGCTTCTTCTAGGACGTCAGCACTGAAGATCGGCCGGAAGATGTCATCAACCAGAGTGCTCATGGCAGGTCCATCGCTGTCGTCAGGTACGCGGTTACCATGTTTGCCCAGCGCGCTCGATCCTGCGGATAGAAGTCGATGAACGGACGGGCGGGCATATGTTCGGTTCCATGCTGGATGAGATCGGGATAGTCCAGATCAGTGTCCAGGTCTACCTCGTGCGGACCAATGTACAGGATCTGGTGTTGCCCTCCAAACGTCCCGAATGCCTCAAGCATCTTCCCGGTCGCGATGAGTTGCCTGTTGCCTTGACCTTTTGCCGCCTTCTGCCGAATCGTCTCAGGATCGGATGCAGGCCAGCTGCCGCCGTAGCGCCGACCTTGACCGGTGATCGTAGACCGAATCACCCGCATCATATCCTTGGCAATCAAGGTCATGACCGGTTCCATCTCGGCCACCGCTCTCTCGCCCCGACGGAGCTTCAGTTCGACAACATCTTCACCAAAGATCCGTAGGACAACAACTGGTTTACCCGGCACTAGAACGGCCTTTCCAGAATATTGATCGCATCCGGGAAGTCATAGGCAGGATACATACCCATCCCACTCAGAGGATCAGCAGGATCCTGTCCTGCCTCTTCAGCCTCGACCGCTCCCACGACGACAGGAAGCATCTCGTCAAACAGGATCTTGTATTCAGGATAGGGTGAACGGTCGAGCGCCACCTCAGCAGCGTAGTACGTCAACTCGACCCACATAGCTGTCCGCATCGCAACCAGGTACTTCGCATCATCCCAGAGATCCGCAGGAATCTCAGTGCCGATCCGAGGGACGATCTCTTGCATCGAACGGTCAATCAAGAGCGTACATTGATCTGCCGTCGGTCGCGTACCGCCTTGGCCTTGTGCATTGGGGTTGCTGAACGTGCCGGTCTCCTTACCCACGTCATCGACGGTGCGAGCCATATCGATGGCCCCTACGTCGGTGAGAGCAGGCCTGTAATCGGTTTCCGGCACGTCCAGTCCCTCCCTTCACTAGCCTTCGATGATCGCGGTCAGGCCTTTCTCAACACCAGCGCGAGGATCTCCGTCGGTGGCGATGTTCTCTGCCTGCAGGAGCCGGTGAGCAAGATCCTTGTCACCACTCGCGAGAGAGACAGTCTCGTCCACGTTCAGCTGCTTGCCGCTCGGGTTCGCACCCTTGATGTACTCGGCAAGCTCATACTCGCCCATGTCCGAGACCGACCCCTCACCTGTTGCGCCTGCAGGCGCGTCAGGGTTTCCGCCCGCCTCCAGGATCTCTCGCTCCTCATCGGTGTAGAACGAATGGCTGCGCTCGCCCTTGGCTTGCGCGAGCAGCCCCATGTCGTCCAGCGACAGTTCGTCGCCACGACGAGCATCGGCCGTCTGAATGGTGACTACTCCAGACGGATCCTCCTCTGCCACCGTGTACGAAAACAGGAGATCCCGCACGATGCGGGTATCACCGCTGTAGTCGTCGCTGCCCTCGTAATCCTCAGCGGTACGAGGCTTGCCGTGAAGTTCTGCCATGTTCGCCCCCTAGCCCGCCAAGCTCACGAACTTGAGCACGGCGAATCGGTTGTCCACGAACATGAGCGGGCGGACACTGGACTGTGTCCAGTACCGCTGCGTCTCCTGCTCGTACCACTGCTCGGTCTGAAGCGGCTGCTCGACCCGCATCTGACCGACCGCGTTCGACTGAACCACGTATGCCGTGCCGGCAGTGACACGGTTCGTGACGAAGATGCTGAGCCCGAGCGAGCCCAGCAGATCGTTGAGCGCAGGCCCATAGATCCGAGCCAGCTGGAGGTACTCCTGCGGGTTCATGATCCACAGGTCGTACACGATGCCAAGCTCCTCCGTCTCCGCGATGGACTGGGCGCGAGCGAAGTCGTACCCAGGCCACAAGTTGGAGTTGGAGGCCGTCGAGCCGGCAGTGACGACAGTTGACCAGTTATTTCCGGTCACCTGCCGGGTCGGAGCGGCCTGGACAGCCGCCTCCAAAACGCCAACCGCCCGCTGGTTAATCTTGCGGACGATGGTGTTCGCGAGCATCCGGACGTTCCGCACAAAGACGGAAGCATCGTTGCGGTCACGAGCCTCGACCGTGACGAAGAACTTGCCGCCCCACTTCTCGACTTCTGCCACCGCCGGGTAGCGGCGCGTCGAAGTGACAAGCGGGAACTCGCTGCCAGGCGAGACAAGCTCGATGTCACGGGACGAGTACAGGTCGTTCGCGAGCAGCTGGTCATAGATGACCGCGCCGCCCGTCACGCCTCCACCGTTGGCGAAGACGCGATCTGCGAAGAACCTCTGGAGCGTGAGGTCCATCAGTGTTCGCGTCACGCGCGTTGGAGCGTTCAGCGCAGTATCAACAGTGATCAACGTCTGGTTGATCGTCGGCGGGCCCAGCGGGTGTGCGACCGGGTTCGGGACAAGCTGCGCCTCGATCAACTCGCCGGCACGCACGATACCAGGCTGGCCAGGAACCCAGACGATGTCGGTTCCTACCTTCATCTTCCCTCCTCCCTAGTTCTCGTACAAGTCGATCTCGGCGTCTGTGTTGATTGCTGCATCGTTGCAACACAGACCGATTGCGATGCCGGCCGCGAGTGGAATGACCTGCCCCGCAGCATTCACTTCCACTTCGACTCCGGCCTGGACAGCGGCACCACAAGTGATCGGGACGATGCCCTCCTTGGCGATGCCGACTTTGCCGCCTAGCGGAGCGTCGTACTTGGCAACGCCGAAGACGCGCTTGCCCGCGCCCAAGGCCCTGCCTCCTGCGTTCGGATGGCCAACCTGATACAGGTCACCACCGACAGTCAGCGGATCCGGTGCCAGCGTCTCCGTTACATGCGACTTTGTGGCCGTGATCTGGACGCACCGCTTACCTGTGATCGCGGCAGTCGCGAGGCCGGTGACATCGTCTCCGGGCCGCTTGTACGGGATGAGATCGTTGGCCATCCCTTAGCCCTCCTTTGCCTGAGTGACGAGACCGGGCCGCACGGCATTTTGCCGCATGATCGCGATCTCCGGGAACCAGGACTCGGGCAGACCAACGCCGCCCGCTCCCGCCTCGACTCCTTCTCCACCATCGCCGCCGGACGCGCCGCGCTCCAAGATGGGCACGAGCCCTTTCTCCAACGAATCCAAAACGGCCTTGCTGCCCTGGAAGTCGGCGGCAAGAGCCTTCTTCCAGTGCTCACGGCGAGCGGGCGGGATACGGCCATCCGACACCGCTGCCTCGACAACTTCTCCGACGAGAGCGGTCTGGCGCTCGCGCTCATGACGCAGAGCGGCATCCGATCCCGCTTTCAGCTGGTTGAATGTCGCGCGGTCGAGAGTGACAGTGGCGCTGACTTCCTCGTCACCGCCATTGCCCTCCTCGGTCTCCTCCTCCTCTTCAGTGCCCGGCTCTTCTGTGGTGCCCGGCTCCTCGGTGCCCGGCTGAACGCTGGGATCCGATGGAGGCTCGTGCGTCTCGGTCTCGCCTTGCTCGGCGAGGATCCTTTCTGTCGCCTTCGCGTTGATCTGCTCCGGGGTGGCATCCTCGGGCAGACCAAGCTTGGCGGCCAGAGCACGACGAGTCTTCTCGTCCATCTGGTGCTCTCCTTCCCTGGTCGGTTGGTCAGGGCTGTCTGCCCTGGATGCGTAGATGACCATATCGCGGTCGGACATGGCCATCCCGGCGAGGACAGCAGAAGCTGCCATCGTCTTGTCGGGGTATTCCTCGGTCACGAACACGGGATCCCCGAAGCCCACTTCATTCCCGCTCACAGTCACGGGATAGCGAGCCAACTCTCCGTCTCCCTGGTCCACGATCAGCTGGTAGCCATCCACAGTATCGAACCGCTCCCCACGAATCCAATACTGGAAATTGTCAGCGCCTGGACCCACGTTGTAGAATTTGCGACGGATAAGGGAGACATCGACCGCCGCCTCGAAATCCTTTCTGCTCTTGAAGTCCATCCCTCCTCCTGAGGCGGCAATCTGTTCTTCCGCCGGGTCGATTTCCACACCTTCGGGGATCTCATTGCCGTACCAAATCGGCAGATCCTCCAAAACCGAGCAGCCTGGCCATCGCACGCCGAGAAGGGATACAGCGGTGATGACTAGCTCGTACGCCTTGCCGGTGACGGTCTCAACATCCGGCACGCCCTCGATAGAGCGAGATGGGTAAGCGTTGGGCAGAACAGTGGCAAGCCAGTCGGGGATACCAACATAGTCGCCAAACACAGTCTGCCCATTCTCACCCACATACAGATTTTCCACGCGACCGAAAGCCTGTTCTGCGTCGCCGACGAGAACCTCATTGTACTTGGACGAGTGACCGAGCTTAATGCGAGGAGCGTTGATCGCTACATCGCTGGTCGCTGCCTTGACGGCATCCTTGAGCATGTCCTCGGTAAAAGTCGTCGGGCCGGATGCCAGTTGATACTCGATCCCGGTCGAGCAAATGGGCACCTTGTCGATGCGCCATCCCTTCTCGTCCTTGTACGGCTTCAGCTTCATTTGCGCTTCCTTCTGCCTCCGACTTTCCGCCACTTACGAGCGTTCAGAGCAAAAGTGGCTTTCTTACGCATCGCGGGACTCTTGCTCTTCTTCAACCGTTGCAGTGTCTTGACCGGGATCTTCTTGCCCTTTGGAGTCTTGGTATGGGCTCGTAGTGAACCCTGCCGTGATTTCTTGATCTTGACCTTCATCGGCTTTTTGTAGCCGCCGGGTGTACGCTTTCTGGCCATTACTTGCCCTTTTTCTTGGGCGTTGACTTCCGCCCGCCACCTTTCTTGAATGGTGGAGCCTTTTTCCCGCCAAACGGCTTCTTCTTTGTTGCCATCAGCGCCGCTTCCTTCCTCTGCTAGTCCGACGCTTACTCGATGACTTCTTCTTGGCATACTTCGGCAGCTTGCCCTTGTTGTCGAAGTGGTGTCGCTTCACCCAGGCGTGTCCGAACTTCCAATTCAGGAACGCCCGTTGCTTCTGACTCTTGGCAGGCATCTAGAAGTGGGTCGCCCCCTTGCTCTTGTTCTTCTTCAGTTGCTTCTGCAGCATTTTACCGGTTGAGTTGGCGTTCGTCCGAGCCTCTTGGTCGGTGAGACCGCCGACGTACATCCCACTTGATCCGGGAACGCCGACCTGCCCACCGAACGGAGGCTTGATGCTGCTTTTGCCGCTTGCTTTCGCCATTATTCCTCCTCACTTAGGGCGTCGGCAGGATCGGATGGAGGGAGCACCCTGTCCTCACCCACCGACGCCGCGATCCCGTCACCACTCTGCGATGTGGAGCCGGGCTCATTGGGAGTTGCCGTTTCCTGGATCTGCGTCTTCGGGACTGCCGCGACCTCAACAGGTAGCGGCTTCCTCGATGTACTCTTGTCCATCGCCGGCAATCCCATCTCATCGCGAACGTACTCCTCCAACTCGTCATCCATGATGATGGCGCCAGATTTCACCATGTTCACGAAGTCCAGCGGAACGAACTCTGGATCATACTCAAAGTCAAGACGTGGAACCTGATCGACTTGCTCTCCCCAGTTCCAGTCCACATCATCTTCGATGACATGCTCGTTGAAGGTATCCGCAAACCAAGTCGCGATAGCTGAGAGACCGTGAGCCCAGAAGTCAATGAACGTCGAGCCCAGGGCACGAGAGCCGGTCTGCGTCTGCCCAAGCTGCATTACCATCAGCATGAACCGACGCGCCATCGCTTCATCGTGGTATTTCATCGAGTCCACGACGGTGCTGTTCGTACCACGTGCGACATTGAGCTTCGCGCCCGCCGGGACAGCACCGCCCGACGTGTCGCCAATCCTGAAGCTCTTTGCCATCTCGTTCAACTGCTTGATCTCATCGAATGTTGCGCCAGGGTGCGCTTCGATGTATGGAACGCCACCTGCCCGTTCGTGATTGACGGCGTCGATCCTGGTTAGGCGATCTTTGATCACCCAGTTCTTGTAAACATCCCTGAGCCAGGAGCGCCCGACCCAGTTGGAACCCTCTTGATCCCAAACGTACCCGACAAGACGATCCACTGGGATCTCGGGCACGGAAGCCCAAGTGGTACCAGCAGTGACGTTCTGGACAATAGAGACCAGTCCGCCATCACTCGCAATCTTGAATTCCTGAATGGTTCGTGGCGGTCTCTCCGCGAGCTTACGGAGATGCCAGAGCCGATCCTCTGGGCTGATGTCTCCAACTTGCTCGAAGTAGTAGTGCCCATAGATCCCTGCTTTCATCGCCTTGCGAAGGTGTTCATCGAATGCAAAGCGGTTCTTGGTTCGCCGCCGGTTCTTGGGCGGATCGCCGAGGACTGGCAAGTTGTAGTCGTCAGCAATCTTCTCGACCATTGCTCGATCTGCGCCATTCGGGTCGATGTACCAATCGAAGCGCCGGATGGCCAGAACAGTCGCGTGGTAGAGAGCCGAGATCTGCGAGTCGGATCGCATCCGCTCAAATGTCCGAACCGAGTTCGGCCAAATCAACTCAGGGACGTACTCATCGACATCGACGAATGTCGTCCACGGCGCCATCGAAGCCGGAGTGAAAGCTCCGTTGAGGACTGCACCGATCTCGTTGGTCGGCGGACGCGAGCCGGTGTTCGTCTTGACGATTGGAGGAGCCATTACCAGGTATGGATCATCCAGATCAGGAGGATCACCGCGATGGCGACCCATGCGCCCTCAG